TTCATAAACATGTGTGCCAGTTTGCGTGTCATATCTCCGTGATCTCTACTAAAGTAGCCAGTTTCTAAATCACCTTTCCAGTGACTACGGCCCACACGGAATCGTTCTTTGTTTTCATCTAGTCGCCAGTGTTCAAACGGCGGAAAGTTCAGTCGCTGACGCACCGGATTCAACACCACATCATCCAGCAGTTCATCCAAGGAATCATCAATCACTTCGTCTTCCACAAAGTCCAGGAGATCTTCAATTTTTTGTTTTTTCTTTTGTGCAGACTTGGGAATCTTTTTCTCGGCCATTGGGATATGGTCCCAGCAGGTGATTCTAAACACTAGATCTGTATTGGGAATCTTTACTGGATCCACAATGGTGCCTTCGCGCTTGAGTCGATCAGCACGATTGCGTCTGGCTTCTGCTATGGTACGCTGGTTAATTTTGTCCAAACTGGGCAAAATAATGTCGTACTGGCTGTCAACAGCAGGATCTCGATAGTAGCAATAGGTATTTTTGCTGGTGTGTATCTCTTTGAGAATGTCTCTGTTGTTGAGATAGTTTACTTTGGGTGCAGCGGGTGTTGATGATATTGATTTCAACGGATCCAGGGTGGATGCTGTTTGTTTAACTGTTGCCACAGGCAGGTCTCCTTGTAATGTATTTATTATAACACTTTTTACTGCGTTGTCAACCTTTATCATTATATGACCAGTTTATGTTCACAATAAATAAGGTATAGGACTACACCATGCCATATATCAATCTTAACGGACAATTGACATTTGTAACAGACGAAGAACTTGCACTTTATACTGAAGGGCAGGGAGTGAATCCAGCTGCCGGGGGTGATCTTTTACAATTAAACAATAGTGAAACCATACTTTTACCAAATACAACTAATAACACACCTGGTCAAGTACTATTACAAACAGCAGAAAGTGTCATTGACGATCCTACCGGAGTATCAGCAGCTGAAGACGCTGCCATTGCTGAACAACAAGCGGCACAAGGTGATGCTGATGCATTTGCCGCCAACAACTCAGTGCAAGACCCCACTGGCGTGTTGGCAGCTGAAGATGCTGCCATACGTGAGGATCAGATAGCAGCTGAAGATGCGGCACTGTTTGATCAACTTGCTGTACAACGAGAGGCCGAACGAAAACAATCCGCACTGGATCAGGCACGAGCACAGAATACCATTGCCACTCAGCGTAAGAACCCCAACAATGCTGACTGGCGTGTCAAACTACGACTGGCACCCGGTGCCAATTATCTCTATAACGCCCCAGCACCTGGCATCCTGCAACCTTTGAAAGATCAGGGCGGTGTGATATTCCCCTACACACCCACCATCAGCACCAGCTACAAGGCCAATTACTCCAGTTATGACCTAACACATTCTAACTATAAGGGTTACTACTATCAAGGCAGCGTAGTTGAACCAGTTACACTGAGCTGTGTATTCACCGCACAAAGCACAGTGGAAGCTGAATACCTGTTGGCAGTGATACACTTTTTCAAAAGTGTGACCAAGATGTTCTACGGACAAGATGCTGAACGTGGCACACCACCACCTCTGGTATATCTCACCGGACTGGGTGAATATCAATTCAACGAACATGCCTGTGTGGTGCAGTCATTTACCTACGACCTGCCCACAGATGTGGACTATATACGTGCTCGCAGCCCCAACATCAACAACAGTAATATGCTAAATCAACGACAAGCCAGCAATGCTCGCTCACCGGGCACCACTTGGGGCAACGGTGTACTGGGCAATTTTTTAGGCGGAGCAATCAACAGATTGGCCAATGCCGGAGTACCAAAAGGTGCAGTAAATATGCCACCTGCCCCGGCCACATTTGGGCTGAACAGTCCCACCTATGTGCCAACCATAATGAACATTGCTATAACACTGCTGCCGGTTCAGAGCCGTAAACAACAGAGCCAACAGTTTAGTTTACGACAGTATGCCAATGGTGATCTACTCAAGGGAGGATTCTGGTAATGGCAAACTACAACGCAACCAGCCCGTACTATGCCACAGGATACAGCCAGTTCTTTTTGGATGTCATGGTGAATCGACCCATTCCGGCGCAGAGCGATGACTTACCGTTTGTGATCAATCAGACCTATCAGTACAGACCAGATCTCTTGGCATTTGACCTGTATGACAACGGCGGCCTATGGTGGGTGTTCTATCAACGCAACCCCAACACACTCACAAAGCCTCCCTTGGACTTTGCTATAGACACTTTTATCTACTTGCCCAAGATCAACACACTGCGTTCAACGTTGGGATTCTAAACAATGGCAACTGCATCAGAACTGCAAGCAGAAATTGCTCGCTTACAAGAAAGACTTCGTATTGCCCAAAATGGCCTTGCCTCGTTGAATAGAAATTTACAAAGTAATCAAGCAATACTAGCAAGATATGCCAATGAAGTGGCAACCATTCCTAGACAAATTGCCGCATTACAAGCTCAGTTGGCTGCACTACAAACGCCCACGCAATCAGCAGCCGCGAATGTTTCAAACAGCGCCGCTGGTGCCACACAGAATCCTGCACCGCCGCCAACTACTACCGGCAGATTGACCACTGACGAAGCTGCCACCTTGGCACAGAATACTGAAACAGGAACCAACCCTCCTGTAAAGACCTTGACAGAAACTCAGAGTGTTTCGCCTGCTGCACCTGGCGGCATCGCTGCCACAGAAGGACGCCCAGGTGGCGAACCCGGTGCAGGTGCCAAGGGAGAAGATGGAGCCACAGCGGCCAACACAAAACAAGTGCTGGACACTGTTGGCAATAAGCCATTCCAACCCAGGGACAATGTACTGGATCAGTATGCCAGTTATACCTACAATATTGGCTGGTACATACTGACAGTGTCACAGTACAATGCTTTACAGAACACAGCCAAACCATCAATAAGTCAGTACAACTTGTTGATGCAAAGTGGCGGAGCACCAGAAAATGTCAGTGGAGTAAAACCTGAACTGACTGATGCGTCTGGAAGAAGGACCGGAGCAAGTGATCCTAGATCAACCACCTTTGTTGGCGGCGATTCAACCAGAGCAGGTCGTAACCCATTTTTTGGATTGGATTATTATCTTGACAATTTAGAAATAACAAGCCTTCCAGTGGGCAAAGGCACCAACCGAGCAAACAACGACGCTTCTCTAAAATTCACAGTCACGGAACCGGCAAACATAACATTGATCAATAATCTATACCTGGCAGTAAAAGAACTGTATACAGACCCTAAGGTCACTGCTACGGCTGCATACTATGCATTGATTATAAGATTTTATGGGTACGACGAAAAAGGTAATATTGTTCAAGCTAGAAATTCAGATAATAACGATGCTGTTGTGGAAAAAATTATACCTTTTAAATTGAGCAATATCGAATTTGAGGTGTCCAACAAGCTGGTTGAATATCAAGTCACCGGAGTTGGAGTTCCTTATAATGTGGGATTCGGGTCTAATCTAGGTGTAATCAAATCAAAAATTGAACTTTCCGGTGCCACAGTAAAAGATTTACTAACCAAAGGTGTTGATACTACCGCAGTATCGGCAAATGATGGAAGACAAGATACCGTAGCACCTATTTCAGGTACTGACCGTCAGGGTGCGGCAACCGCGGCAGGAACAGATCCTAATGCAGTAAATGATCAAGGTATGGCGTTCGGCGGCGGGGGTTTATAATGGCCAACATATTATTTGATGCAGAGCGCATTGCTCAAAAAAGATTTGGTGGTCCTGGAGGAACAGCTCAACCATCCACGCCGGAGCAGTTGGCAGCCAAACAAGCAGTCCTGGTGCGAGGCTCCACTCCCACTGAACGATCAGTGGATCTGTCAACCTTACAAACTACTCCTGCTTCGTCTACCCCACCCAAGGCCAATGCTGCCCCCAGTGTAAATAAAAATATTGTACACGGGTTGATGGACAACCTAAATAAAAAAGAAGCAGAATTAGTAAAAGATGGAGTCTTTGAAGTTGCATGCAAATATAGTGTAGAATTTGCCCCAGCGGCCCTGGGAGATGCTCGTGTTACTAAATTTGGCAAACCTCTCAAATCAAAAGTTCCGATGCAACAATCTAAAAACCCATCTGACAAGGTTAATCCTGACAGCAATTCTGCTGACTATGCTGTCAGAACACAGTCCTTTGATGCTGGCACACCAATTTTAGTGATAATAGATGAAATATTAAAAAACAGCACATACATTGCTGACCAGGCCAAGTATATTAACGATGAAGTAACCAAGGAAGTAAAACCACAAAAGCCATTGGGAAATTTAGTATGGTATAAAATTTCTGTAGGAGCCCTGCCAATAGAGCCATTTGATAAAAAACGCAATGCGTATGCGCAGGATATCAAATATGTAATTTCTGCTTACCCTATAAACAGCATGGTCAGCGAATATTTTCCGGAATGCAATGTGCGCGGCCGCCATAAAAGTTACAAATATTGGTTCACTGGAGAAAACACACAGGTGTTATCATTTGCACAAAAATTCAACAGCTTATACCAACAAACATTTACCAATCCAAAGATATTAGCAGAGGAACGTCAAGCCGCTCAAACTCTAATGAGCCTGGCGCGTGAGTTCCAGTCTGCAGTAGCCAGCAGCAACACCCACGGCGCCGAAGCTCAGGCCAATGCACCCGGTGCATCAGCCGCTGATTGGTTGTATAATAAATCTGATCTTTCCACATGTGAGATAACTATTGTTGGTGATCCTGCTTGGTTACAGCAGGGCGAACTGGCTCACTCACTTAATGCATCCAGTTTTAATTTTAGTCCGTTTAATCCAGATGGCACTATTAACTATGACGCACAAGAAATAATTTTTGATCTACAATGGAGTCCTGGTGTGGACTATGACCTAACTGGCACCGGTCTGGCCCAGCCCACTGTGTCAGGAAACCACCAAGCAGTCTGGACCTACAAAGCCACCCAAGTGGTCAGTAAATTCAGTAGAGGCAAGTTCACACAGAATCTTACTGGCACTTTTGTTACCCTAGTTGACCTTACCACAAAGCCTGTTGTAGCAACTGCTGTCCAAGCAGACATACGACGTATAGATAATGCTATAGATAATGCTATAGATGCAGGTGTGCGTCCGGCAACACTGCAACGATCTCCTGAATTTTCCAACACTGGCGGAGGCGCAGCCACAGGTAATCCTCTCATAGCACAAGGCACACAGCCAGGCAATCCACGTATTAATCCTGGCAGTCTGCGTGATGTCGCCGCACAGGCCAATGCTGCTAGAGAGACATTGGCTAATCCTCCACAATCAATCAATCCAACAGCAGAACAGGTTGAATCAACTCCTGCCTATCAGGCTGCACTGGCCGCTGGAGCACCGCCTGCGTTGGCAGCGGCTGTATCCCAACAAAGTCTAGGAGCCAACGGTGCTGGTGTTAGTACAGCACCAATTGAATCAACTGTTGCTTATCAAAATGCAATAGCCGCTGGGGCAACTCCGCGAGAGGCTGTGATCATAGCACAACGAAGCATTGGCGCTGGCAGCGACACTCCAGTACAAAAAATTAATAGAGAAACATAATGTCAGATAATATTATTAGATCCGGCGGCGTTGCCCCAAATTACAAACTTGATCGCGGTGGAGTGCTTTCGCAGTTTGGGCCATTTGTTGGCATAGTAAAAAACAACGTTGATCCCACCAGACAAGGTCGTTTACAAGTGTACATTGAGCAGTTTGCCAGTGGCAATCCTGATGATAAAACATTGTGGACCACAGTAAATTATTGTCCGCCATTCTACGGAGCAACACCGCCACTGCCCGGCAAAAAAGGTGACACTACTAATGTTGGCGGCTACCTTGATGGCAATCCACAAAGTTATGGCATGTGGTTTACACCGCCAGACCTGGGTGTCAGTGTATTGTGTGTGTTTGCTGGAGGAGATCCCAGCTCTGGATTTTATATAGGTTGTATTCCAGATCAAGGTATGATGCACATGATTCCGGCCATTGGATCCAGCAAAGCATTTGACCTACAAAACAGTGATCAAAAAAGCTATTACAACGGCGCCACAGTGTTACCAGTGACAGAAATCAATCCAAATAATAAAAAGATTGATGATAATCCACAGTTCTTTAACCAGCCAAAGCCGGTGCATAGTTTTATAGCCGCCGAAATGTTTCAGCAAGGCACCTTGGCTGACCCTCAGCGTGGGCCAATTGGATCAACCAGCCAGCGTGAAAGTCCCAGTGCGGTGTTTGGAATAAGCACACCGGGTCGTGCAGTGTACCAAGGCGGCCTAACAGAATCTGACATTAAAGCTCGCATCACAGACAAGTCAATTTCTGCCACGGATGTAAGTGTGATTGGTCGCAAAGGTGGACACAGTATTGTGCTGGATGATGGAAACTTAGAAGGCAAAGACAATCTTGTACGAATACGCACAGCTGGTGGCCATCAGATCACCATGAGCGACGACGGCAACTTCTTTTACATTATACATGCCAACGGTCAAGCATGGGTAGAGTTTGGACAAGAAGGCACATTAGATGTATATGCCACAAATTCAGTCAATGTTCGTACACAAGGCACCATCAATTTGCATGCAGACAAAGATATCAACATGTTTGCAAAAGGCACAATCAATATGAAAAGTATGTTGGGCACAACAATTGAAACTGAAAAAAAGCTAACTGTATCCAGCACAGACGAAATGACTTTGTACAGCAAGGCTCGTATTGCTGTGCGGGCCGACGGCAGCTTGGCCATAGTCAGCAACAAAGGATCCTGGAATGCCGGTGGCGCTATGGTACTGAACGCCGGCGGCATTGATCTCAATGGTGGATCTGCTGAAAATGTAGAACCACCTGTCAAATTAGAAAAACGTGTGATGCCTGACACAGAATTTAACAATGCTACGGGCTGGCAAATTGCCACCACTGGATTAGAAAGTATTGTAACACGGGCTCCCACACACGAACCTTGGCCGTTTCACAATCAAGGTGTTGATGTTGAAATACCAATGGAAGAAGGTCAACCATCTACCCCGCCCAACACTCCAGCATTACCGTCGGGATGGTCCGGATCAGTAGCAGGTGAGTCAAATGGCTAAGTTTACATTTGCATTACCGAACGGGCAGTTGTTTGTGTTGGATGGACCTGCTGGCTCCACCATTGAACAAGCAGAAAGAATCTATCTCGAGCAGTTGGCCGCCGGGGCGTTTGTTGGATTGAGATCTGGAGACCAATTGCAACCACTTGAAAGCACCTTGATGCAATTTAGTCAATCGCGGCTTGATCGAGGAACAGCTGGTGTTCCAGACATTCCACTGTTGGCAATTTATAATGGTGGCGCACTTGGGTCTAATCAAATAATTATATCATCGTTGCCGGTGCTGACAGATGTGCCAATCAACAACGGTATCACTGTGGCTGACTATGTGGATCAAACAACAGTGACCGAAGGCATTGGCCCACTGTCAACATCACAGGTACAGGCCGTAATGGCCGCCATTGCTGCCAGTGTGTGTCAACCTGCTGATGTTGCAACTGATGAGATTGGGGTTGGCAAGTATGGATTTAGCGTCCAACAATTAGAAGATGCTGGCTATTTAAAATGTGGTACTGCCGCTAGATTTTTAGGATAAACGGAATGATTGGATTGACTGATGTATTGAAAAGTCCCAGTGTATGGACCGGCAAGGATGGTGTAACCGGATTAACAGACCTGTTAAAAAACCCACCACTGCAAGACAAAATACAACTGGGGTTGATGAAGACTGGCTTTGATACCTTGGTCAAAACCGGGGAAATAGTAACACCTGGTACTGATTTAAAAAAGCCATCGGGACAACTGTATGATGCCGCAGCCAATGCTGGAAAAAACCTAATATCGGCCAGTGCTGGACTAGTGGCAGCACCAAAAGCCTTGAGCAGTTTGCCTACAGGCTCACTGTCAAACCTTGATGCAGAACTCAACAAGGCAAATGCCGCAATCAATGAAGGACTTACCCGAGCACCAGGTGTAATCGGCGGAGAATTTGACAGAGCAACTGGCGCGATCAGTGGAGCACTTGGCGAAGCCTCCGGTGCACTTGGCAGCGCGACTGGATCACTTGGAGGAGCGTCTGGTGCTCTCAACGGTATAACCAGTAGTGTACCAAATGTGTCAAGTTTGGCCAATAAAGGCACAGCACAACTTGGCGGACTCTTGGCCAATGCTGGTAAATTTGGAGTAGGCACTGCTGTGTCCTGGGCCAAAGGTGCATCTGGTGCCACAGGTGCAATTGCCGGGATCACTGGATCGCTAACTGGTGCTGCTGCCGGTGCATCAGGCACATTGGCTGGCACCGCAAGTGGATTGACGTCTGGATTAAAAACTCAGATGGACTCGCTGGCCAAACAAGGTCAGTTTGCAGTTAACTTCAGTGACTTTAAGTTGCCGGCTGCTGTGGCAGGCATTGTACCAGCCGCAGGGTTCAAAGGAACAGTGGATAGGTCTACCTTAAATGCCGCAACTGCTAAACTGGTTGGCAGTGATAAAATAGCTTTGCCTAATTTTAGTCCTCAAGCTGTTGACACATCTGCATTGACTGATGCTGCCAGCAAAGCCAAAGGTCTGTTGTCCGGTGGACTAGATGCAGACGGAGCATTATCCAAAGCCAAAGGTGCCCTGGGCGCTGCCAGTGGTGGATTAGGTGCGCTGGGCGGCATACCCGGAGTTGATGCGTTAGGCGGTCTAACTGGCGGGTTATCTACTACAAATATCAATAGTAGAATTAACGCACTAGGCGATCCTAAGGCGCCGCCCTACACCGGCGATGATCCAATTATTAGAGCACGGTTAGGGTTGCCACCGGTCCGCGCAGCCTAATCAACTGAGTAAATACAACTATGACAACATTTGTAGGATTTAACACTATTGGACAAACAAAAAAGTTCACGCTGGTAGACTTTGAGTTGGTCAAACAAGACCTGTTGAACGCATTCAACATACAACAAGGTGCCTTAGTAGGTCGTCCCGGATACGGCACAATAATCTGGAGTTATCTGTTTGAGAATCAAACTCAAGACACTGAGCGAGCTATACTGGCAGAGATAAATCGTGTGGCCAGCCTGGATCCAAGGATCTACATTGAATCTGCTGAACTATTTCCGCAAGACAATGGTATACTTGTACAAATTGCACTGACAATGGTACCAGGCCAAACAACACAGTTTTTAGCACTGTATTTTGATCAACAAACTCGCACAGCCGGCTACGCTTAAACATAAACTGGGTGGTTTATTTTCGCCATAAATAACCTACAAGATGGATTATTATGGCAAAAACTACTAGACAAACCACGGTATTTGGAGTTGAAGATTGGAAAAGAATCTACCAGACCTACCGCGAAGCCGACTTCCAAAGTTATGACTTTGAAACTCTGCGCAAGAGTTTTGTTGATTACATACGACTGTATTATCCAGAAACATTTAACGACTACATTGAGTCAAGCGAATTTATTGCCCTACTAGATGTAATGGCATTTATGGGCCAGTCGATGGCCTTCCGCACAGACCTAAACACTCGTGAAAACTACCTAGACACTGCCGAACGTAGAGACAGTGTGGTCAAACTGGCCAACCTGGTTGGCTACACGCCCAAGCGCAACACTGAATCATCCGGATACCTTAAAGTATTTTCAATTCAGACCACAGAAAATATAGTAGATTACAACGGCATCAACCTGGCCAACATCACTGTTAACTGGGCTGACCCAACCAACTTTGATTGGCAAGAACAATTTGCCGCCATCCTAAATGCCACGCTGGTTGACACACAACGTTATGGCCGTCCTGGAAACAGAACCACCATTAACGGAATCCGCACAGACGAATACACAATTAATTTACTGCCAGGCTTTTTACCAGTGATACCTTACAGTGCTGTGATTGACGGTGTCAATATGCCGTTTGAGGCTGTCAGTAGCACAGCCACAGGACGTGGTTATGTATACGAACCTAGTCCACGCCCTAATGGACAATTTAATGTGTTGTTTCGAAATGACCAATTGGGTTTTGCGTCCGCCAACACCGGATTCTTCTTCTTGTTCAAACAAGGTGTGCTACAAAATCAAGACTTTAATCTACCAGAGCGTATTGCCAATCGTGCAGTGAACATCAACATTGAAGGCATCAACAACACTGATCGCTGGTTGTATCAATTGACCACGGTTGGTTCTATTGCTCGTGAATGGGAGTTTGTGGAAAGTGTGTACACTGCCGCAGCCGAACAACTGACAACACTGCGTCCAATATATTCAGTGTCCAGCAGAGCCAATGATCAAATCACTCTAAACTTTGGCGATGGTGTGTTCTCAGAGATACCTGTGGGACTTTTCCGTGCCTACGTCCGCGCATCAAACGGATTGCAATATATTATCAATCCAGAAGAAATGCAAAATGTATTGTTGAGTATCAGCTATGTCAGTCGATCTGGACAACTTGAAACACTCACAATGACCTGTGGTATCACTGAGCCGGTGAGCAATGCATTGGCTCGTGAAACAATAGATGAAATCAAGCAACGTGCCCCAGCACGTTACTACACACAGAATCGCATGGTCAACGGAGAAGACTATAATAACTTTCCGTTCACCGCTTATAACTCAATCATCAAAAGCAAAGCACTGAACCGTGCGTCAATTGGTACAAGTAGATATCTTGATCTGGTAGACAACACTGGAAAATATTCTTCCACAAATACATTTGCCAGCGACGGTGCTCTATACGAATACAATGTGTTGCCAACGTTTTTATTTACTTGGCTAACAACCAATGAAATCAGCGATGTCATTACCAATCAAGTTGAAGCACGATTGACAGGCGATGCTGTCAAACAATTTTACTATGCTAATTATCCGCGGCCTTCACTGACTGCACTGGCAGTGAGCTGGAATCAGAGCACAACATTGGCCAACGAAACTACCGGCTATTTTAAAAATTCTACTGGTACGCCTGTTTCTCTTGGTGTGTATGCCAGTAACAATATGAAATATGTACAAACCGGCAGTCTGATCAAATTTGTTCCGCCAGCTGGATATTATTTTGATACCAATAATAAATTGGTATCAGGGGTTCCTACCAAGCCAGACGAAAAATTAATAATCTGGGCCGCAGCCACTGCCATATATGTCGACGGAACCAACCAAGGTGCAGGCAATTTCAGCAATGGACTTGGCCCAGTGGTTTTAAATAATTACGTGCCCACTGGCGCAGTGTGTAATCAAGTTATTCCGCTGTTTATAACAGACCTGGGAACAGATGTGCGCAACAGCGCGGCAGCTCAAATTGAACTGTTTCGTAATTTTGGACTGGGTTACAATAACTTAACCAGCACATGGTACTTGATCACATCTGACAATCTTGCGGTAGACGTACCCTGGAGTCAAACATATGCTGAAAATACATCTGGTGCAAATTTAGATGCCAGTTGGTTTGTACAATTTATCACTGACGGGGAATCATACACTGTTACTAATCGAGCATTGAACTATTACTTTGGCAGTGTGCTACAAACCAGGTTTTTTTTCTACGGTGACGAACAAATCTACGACAGCCGCACTGGCACAACTATTCGAGATTTTGTCAAAGTTTTAAAAACCAACAGTAGACCCGATTCAAATTTACCATTGGAAACTGATGTTACCATGCGTATCATTGACCAGCCAATTCAACCCGACGGTTATGTTGATGACTACCAGGTCTTGGTATCTTGGCAAGACAGTGATGCCGATGGCGTGCCCGATGATCCAGATTTCTTTGATACAATTGTTGCGCCCACTGTGAATTCAACTACCAAACGTGTGTTCTTTCAACAGATAGTGGACCTTGATAACCTTGAAAGATATTTGTTGATAGAACCAGGCATTGTTAACGATCAGTATTCTACACTGGAAGACATTGAAGTAGAAAAAGCACAGTACGTAGTTGGGCAAGTATTCTATGCCTATGGTGTTTTTAACAACACAACAAATTCCTACACCATTGAGCCGGCATTTTATATTTTGAGGCTGA